AAGCTTACTGATCCCAATGATGGCGGGTCTAGCTTAAACTAGGTCATTGCTCCTCCATATCTGCTCATAGACAGACATAACACCTATAGGCTATGACAAGCCTCATCACTCTGATTACCTGCGTAAGATGGCTAGATAAAGGGTGTCTACCCACACACACACGATCTCTGGCTCTGCTGCCTTATGCGGTGCGGTCTAGGCAATGTTACCCCTGCTATGTTCTCTTACTCACCTACATACGCACAGATAAACAAAGAATACATGAGAGCCAATGCCCGTGATTTGACCCCCTACCCCCCAAACGGACTTTCCTGCCACTAATCAATGCATTCCTCCGCACAGCGATTGGTATATTTAGATATTAACCAAAGTTAATAGGTTGCATATGTAAAAAAATTAAACTATATGGGATAATTATGGCACGTAAATTTTTACAGATAAAAAAACCACAAACTTTGTTGCATTATCAAAAAGGTGCGTATATCTATAGGTATGTTCTTGTTGATAGAATTCCTTATACTGCTACACAGCATTATGGCTTTGACGACAAAACGCATATGACCACCGAAGAAATTTTTGAGTTATCAACACCACGAAAAATACGTAGAAAGTATATTTTAAAAAATGACAAGTGATGATCTAGAACAAGCTGTTAAAATAGCTAAAGAAATAGAATTACGTAAAACTACTAATCGTATGAATGATTATAAACCATATGATTACCAAATTAAATTTCATAATACAGAAGCACAACAAAGATTGCTTATGGCTGGAAATAGAATCGGTAAGTCCTTTAGTGGGGCTATGGAAATGGCGTACCATGTGACGGGTCTTTACCCAACGTGGTGGGAAGGTAAACGGTTTAACAGACCAATTCGTGCTTGGGCTGGGGGAGTTTCTAACGAAACCACTAGGGATGTTTGCCAAAAAGAACTTATCGGTCAACCAGACGATCCTGCGGCAAGAGGTACAGGTTCAGTACCACGAAAATACATTGTGGAAACTGTTAGAAAAGCGGGTGTACCAAATGCCTTAAACTCGGTCATAGTAAAACACGTTTCTGGAGGACATTCTAGAATAGGTTTTAAATCTTATGATATGGGTAAAGAAAAATGGATGGGAGAAAGTGTAGATGTGATCTGGCTAGATGAAGAACCACCTACTTCAATTTATACACAATCACTTACAAGAACAGCTGACAAAGGTGGAATAGTTTATATGACGTTTACTCCAGAAAGCGGTATGACAGAAACTGTTGCACAATTTGTAAATAATTTAAGAGCAGGACAAGCATTAATAACAGCAGGATGGGATGACGCACCTCATATGACAAAAAAAGTTAGAGATCAAATTTTAGCGGCTTTACCACCACACGAAAGAAAAATGAGAGAACGTGGAATACCACAATTAGGTTCTGGTTTAGTTTTTCCTATTGCAGAAGAAGATATTATTTGCGATCAAATAGAAATACCAAATCATTGGCCAAAAATTTGTGGATTAGACTTTGGATGGGATCACCCAACAGCAGCAGTATGGGTTGCTTGGGATAGAGATACAGATACAGCTTATGTTTATGATAATTATGCTATGAGGCAAGAAGCAGTACCTATTCATGCATCTGCAATTAAAATGAGAGGTAAATACATACCTGTAGTATGGCCTATGGATGGAAGACAGGCTGATAAAGGTTCTGGTAAAAGCTTAACACAACAATACAGAGAAGAAGGCGTAAATATGACTAGAGAACATTTTACTAATCCTCCTGCAAATGGACAAAAAGATAATACGGGAGGTAACTCTGTAGAAGCAGGTATCCAAGAATTATATACAAGATTTAAAACACAAAGGTTGAAAATTTTTAAAAATCAAGGTAAACTGTTTGAAGAATTGCGAATGTATCATAGAAAAGATGGTAAAATTGTACCAGCTAATGATGACGTTATTTCTGCTATGAGATATGCGGTTATGTCGTTAAGAAAAGCTAGAACAAAAACATATGAAAGATTACAAACGCAATCAGATTATGAGTTTAATGTATTTAATTAACAAAGGATAAAAAATGGGCGGATTTGTAAGATCAATTACTAGAAGAATTTTTAAAGTAATTGCACCACCAGCAGCACAAGCACCAGTAGCAGCACAAGCACCAGCAGCAGCAATAGCAGAACCAGAAAAAAAAACTGTAGATACTTCAATGCAAGAAAAAGCAAAATTAGCTGGTTCTGGATATGGTGGAAGTACAGTTATGACTTCTGCAAAAGGAATAGATGATGATGCTAATGTTTCTAAAACTGTTTTGGGTGCGGGTAAGAAAAAAAAAATAAAAGCATAATTTATGATTGAAGTCGTTACAAACGACAAATGGAGAAAACCAATTGGTGAGTATCTAAAAAAAGCTTGTCATATAAGTGCAGATATAGCTGACGAATATTCTTATATTGGTTTTGTAGAAGATGATAAAATACTAGGTGGTTTTTTATTTACTGACTATGATGGTAATAATATTTATGTACATTTAGCTATAGAAAGTCCTAGATTATTTTCCAGAAAACATATAAGATACGTCTTTGACTACGGTTTTAAACAAATCGGCTGTGGTAGAATGACAGCAGTTTGCAGAAATGGATACAAACGTAATGAACGAATTTTATCTGGAACTGGCTGGAAAAAAGAAGGCGTTGTAAGACAAGTTATGAAAATAGATAATAATTTTGTTGATGCAGCTATATACGGTATGTTAAAACAAGAATGCAAATGGATTTAGGAGAATAAATTATGGGCGGAAAAGCACCAATGCAAGCACCACCACCAATAGACAATTCAGTTATGGAAAAAACAAATGCTGCGGAAGCAAAAGTTGAAGCTGAAAAAGGTAAAATGTTAGCTACAAAAAAAAGAGGCCAATACGGAACAATCTTAACAAGTGGTCAAGGTGTAGAAGACGAAGCAGATACATCACAAACATTATTAGGCGGAAAAAAATATTAATTATATGGCTTACACTAAAAACTCTTTAGTAAAAAATATTAACGCTAAAAAAGCTGCTGGAACTTCAAAACCAAAATCTCAATCTACAGTTTCTAAAAAAGCTTATGCTCAAATGAAAACTGGATGGAAAAAAAAATAACATGGCAACATATGAGTATATTAAAAAGCGTGTAGATGCTTTAGCAAACGATAGAGGTACGTGGGAATCAAACTGGCAAGAAATTCTTGATTACGTTATGCCACGAAAAGCTGACGTTACTACTTTAAGAACAAGAGGTGAAAAACGTACAGAAGTTTTATTTGATAGTACAGCAATAACTGCAAACAATTTATTAGCTGCAAGTTTACATGGAACACTTACATCTCCATCATTAGCTTGGTTTAATATAAAATTAAGAGATGAAAATTTAAATAAAGATAGAGATGTACAGGTCTGGCTAGAAGATACTGGTCGTAGAATGTATGATAATTTTAACGATACAAATTTTAACACAGAAGTACATGAATTATATTTAGATTTATGTTCTATTGGAACTGCTGCTATTTTTGTTGAAGAAGGTAATGATGGTTTTGAAAAAGATGGTATTCATTTTAACACTTTACATATTGCAGAATATTATATTCAAGAAAATATAAATGGAAAAGTAGATACACTTTATAGAAAATATAAATTAACAGCTAGACAAGCTGTACAAGAATTTGGAGAAAAAAATTTAGGTGAAAAAGTTTTACAAGCAGCAAAAGAAAAACCAGATAAAAAATTTAGTTTTATTCATGGAGTAGAACCAACAAAAGATTACGAAAGAGCAGTAGGAAAATCAAACACTAAATTACCTTTTCATTCATGTCATGTTTGTGAAGAAGATAAAATGGTTGTACGATCTGGTGGTTATAATGAATTTCCATATTTAGTACCTAGATGGTCTAAAGCTACTGGAGAAATTTTTGGAAGATCACCAAGTTATAATGCGTTACCAGATATTAAAACTTTAAACAAAGCAGTTGAAATTGGATTAAAAGCTTGGGCTAAAGCAATTGATCCACCATTACTTGTTCAAGATGAC